AATCAACCCGATCTGCTCTGCCTGGATCAGGAGGTTCGAGTCGTCGTATGCGATCAGTGTTTTAAGACGGTTGGAATCGGCCTTGCCCTCGATGAGGGTTTCCAGGTTGCTCATCCGCTCGGTGAGCATGGCGATCAGCGATTCCACGTTTTCAGCCGCCGGGGGCAGAGTAGAGGGCGCCCTGATAGAATTGATGTTGCTCATGCCGATGGATGAGGCACCGCGGCGAATGGTCATACCGGTCCTGCCTGTGTCAGATCAACGATCGGGCTGCGCACGTAGACGTCCCTGCCCTGATACTTCACGCCCCTGGCCAAGCAGCAGCTCACCGCCGACCAGGCCATGCGGCTCGGAATATTCACCGGAATGGTCCCGCTGTAGACAAATTGACCGTCCACCTCGTGGAACTCACCGGCCGGGATGTCAATGATGTTCGTCAGCGGGCCCGGAGCGGGGAAGTAGTGAAGTGTCTTGTTAGACTGATTGGATGAGGAGGTGCCCTCTGCCCCGCGCTCAACGATACTCAGGAAATAGTTGCCGTCGAAGTCCACGCCACTATGGCGGATCACCTCGCCGTCGACGAATGCCAACTTGAATTCCTGGCGGCGACTGTCTGACCAATCAAGCTCAACGACCAGCACCGTGTCACCGTCTTGTGGAGCGAACGGAAGCGCGTCGTCCTCTGCCAGACTCAGTTGTGTGTCACTGCTCTGGTGTACCTTGTAATAACGGGTCGTCGGGTTGTCCGATGACTCGATAGCGATCCACCACAACCCGGAGGTGTCGATGTCTGTGCCTTGAGGCTTTTCAATCATGATTTCCCGGGCTGTGCTGCCGGGCGCTACCGGCATGGTGAACTCCCCAACCACCGCAACGGCGGAGTCCACGTAGAGTTTGCTGCCGACGTCCAGTGTGATGTCCAGCGAATTGGGCGCTTCGGCTGCGCTGTAGAACAGCAGGAACCGGTCCGGGATGGCCTTCTCCGGATCCTGCGAGTATCCCGCCTCGATGCGGATATCAGCCAGCGCCTTTTCTTCGTCCAGGGATACCCACAGCTTCGGATCAATGGGCGCGTCGATGCCGATCACTGATATGCGATCGAACGTGCCATTGCCCGTGGTAATGTCCGTGTTCGCCTGTGGTCCTCGGACACCAGATATACTGACGTGCGCCGCGCGGATCTCGTACAGTGCATCAGGCACGGCAGGTGCAATAACCGTGCGATCTACCGACGTCGACCTGGTGTATATCCAGTCACCAGTCAAGTTGATGCGGTACCCGATCTCGGTGTATTTGACGAAGCCGCCAGGATCATCCCAGGTGACCTTTATCGCATCGATCGCTGCGCCGCCAACATCGGATATCGTGGCGTTCTCGGCCTGCAGATTCTCGACATCAATCCTCTTGGTCGGATCGTATGCAGATGGGTCGAGCTGCGTCAGCGCCGTGCCCAGCGGGATGGTGGTGTCATAGATCGAGACGTCTTCCTCGATCAGCTCCATGATTACCACGCCCATGCCGCTGTACTGCATGGCCACCACCCGGAACAGTTCGTCCTGGTAGTCAGTCTCCCTGCAGTTCAGGTACAACACATCGAATGGCTTGACCAGCAGCCCGCGCGGCCCGACGGCAATGGTTGCGGTACCCGTAAAGCGCGATCGGCGCACCAACTCCCTCGCTACCCGTTCGGCTATCTCCGCGTCCTGGATGAACGCGAAGTTATGGTTCAAAAGCCGCCGGCGCCCGTCCTCAGTAACTGCGGCCGGCTCGCTGACCTCCGGGTACCCGACCATTTGATAGAGCTCTGCAGGCTCCACGTACTGCCCACGCGCCGTGTTGAACAGGTCCTCGATCGGCCCGGACGGCTGGAAGTTGATTCCGCCATCGATAATGATGTCGTCCTCGGTCAGCGTACCCTGTGACTCCAGGTCGTCATGTGGTACCCACATGAAGTACTTGCCGCCGGCCCTGGACACCTTGCCGCCGACCGCCGCCTCCAGCTGGCCGATGATCTGTTCGTGGTCCTGGCTGATCTCGAGGATGCCGCCGATGCGGTAGCGCGGCTTGCCGTCCAGAGTCTCTTCACACACATCCGCCATGGCGGCGCATTGCGGCCAGTCGATCTCGTGAGCCTCGGCTCCGACGCCGTACACCAGTTCACCATTGATGCGGTAGCCCAGCAGGTAGTGCGCGACGATCAGCGCCCAGTTGTCCGACCACTCCCATGTGGATTGGTCGTCTGTCCTGTGGGCTCCGCTGCCGCCGTTCGTGCTATCCAGGCGCGGGTCATAGACCTTGCAGCCCTTCACCACCTGCGTAATCCGCGTGGGGATGCCGGACTTCAGCTTCTCCCCCCCCTGGAAGCGCCACACCATAGCGTAGTGGGCCATTCCCCTGCCCCGGGCTGTAGACGGCCAGGTAGACTCAGGGATCGACAGTGCTGGTTGATCCTCCGTCCCAATATTTCGATAGACGGCCAGCTGATCTTCCCAGTCACCTTCGGCAAGGTAGCCGAACAGGTCGATCTGCTCGTCGTTGATGTACAGCTCTCCGAAGGACTCGATCTCATGGGCCGCCGCCGCAATCACATGCACGATGACACTGTCGCTGACCTTCTCGGTGTAGACGATGTCAGTGGCGGCCGCTGTCTCGCCGAAGATCCATTTTCCGAGCGCCGTTGCGTTGACTGAGATATTGGAGCGCGCTTCCACCTGGTCGGTCGGCATCTTCGGCTTTTTCGCGAACGCCGAAGCCGCGCCTTGCAGGCCCCCGTAAATGGCCCCGTAGATGGCTGCACCCTTCAGCAGGGCAGCACCCGTAAGACTGGTAATCGCTGTTGTAGAAATCCCGGCGGCGCCGACTGCAGCCAGCCCCAAGCCGCCCGTCAGTCCGACCACCGCGCCGATCGCTATGCCCTTGAATACATTTTTAAAGAACGACATTACAGGTACCGCCGCTCCCGTTCAGGTATGTTCTCGGAGGCCGGGCCACGCTGCCCGGCTCCACCACGCTCAAGCCCCTGTGGTTTGTTGGCGAGCTCCACCATGAACGATGAGAACATGTCGTCAGGGTATATGCGCTGATGGTCAGTGATGCGGAACGGGGCGGTCTGTGCGTTCTGCAGGTCCACGTCCACAGTCATTTCAATAGCGACCTGTGAGCCGGTTCGGGTCACCGCCGCGTTCGTCATGATGCCGGTCTTGATCCGTACAGGATCGGAAAGCACCGCTACCTGCGTCTGGTCCAGCAGACCAAGCCACATATACGCTGGCCGGCCGCGCCACCGCCGCCGGTCACGCACCAGCTGACGCAGCGCAGATTCATCAATGTCGTTAGCTTTCAGCATGACGGTCACCGGACCCCCGATACCCTGGTCCTCGCGAACCTCCGACATATCGATGAACGAGTCTGCCGGGTCGAATGTCTTCCCATTGAGCACCACATCACCGCCGCCCTGCGGCTGAAACAGGCCGGCGCCGGTCCACATCGCCAGTGGGTCGTTCAGGAAATCCATGTACGCGATCAGTACGGGGCGCAAAACCGGCTCACCCAGAGCGCCCTGCATGGCGCCAGTCAGATCACGCATACACTGCCTCCACCACTTCGAGATTGAACTCGTAGAACCGGCCGGGCACGATGCTCCAAACGCCCTCGGGGCTGCGCAGCCGCCATTTGATCTGCGGGTTCTGAGTCTCCAGATTCGAGGAGTTGCTGGGAGACGATCGCAGGGCGGGCTCGAACTGCACAGTGGCCAGCCCTGAACCGTTGGCAGTGCAGTCGTCTGTGACGATTTTCACTTCGCCGTTCACCTCGAAAAACTCACCGATGCGCAGCACCGTGACCCCGGCGCTGGCGCCCTTGATGTCCAGTGACAGGCCGAGCTGGCCGGCGCCGTTGACCTGCAGCGTCGTGGCCGAATACTGAGCTCCGTAGTACCCCGGCGGACGGGCCTTGAAGTAATTGCCCAGACTGGACAGCTGGGCCAGCCTGGCGGACCACACCCGGCCACCGTCCTCGGTCTGTATCACCAGCGGGATCGACTGCGCCCACACCGCGCGCGAGAAAGCAGTCACCACATCACTGCCGGACATCAGTTGGTTCACCTGGTCCTTTCTCACCAACCGGAATTCGGCCCGGCTCTGCTTGATCGTGGGAATGGTGATCTCTGCCATCAGGCGAACCTCGGCCTACGCATGTCCTGGGCTACCCGCGCGCGCGCTGTCTCGACCAGCCGCGGGAATACGTCCTGCTCAATCATCGAGCGGATGCGGCCTTCAGCGCCCGGGTCAGTGGCGTCAACGTGGAGAGTAACGCCGCCCATGGCCCGTGCCGTGTCCGCCCTGCTGGTTACGGAAGCCGGGCCGCTGATGAGCTCGGGGCCCACTTCACCGACCAGGCCGAACTTGCCAGCCGGGATGTACCCGCCGCTGTCGAAAGCGCCGGCGAAATCCTCGCCAATACCTGCAATAATTGGATTGCTGGCGCCGGCCATGCTGGTGAAAAGCCACTTCAGGACCTTCGTGGATGCCACTTCTGCCGCCATTCGTCGGAGCGTGTCCGCGAACCCGGCCAGCATGCCGCTCAGCCCCTCATCGAAGGGGTCGAAAAGATACTCAGAGAATTGATTCTGTATATTCCGGGCCGCTTGGAGGCCGAACTGGCTCATTTGCTGCATTCTCGCTCTGTCTTCCTCGGCCTGGGCCCTGCGTTCTTCCTCGTTCGTGCGCAGCTGGTCCAGCTCTTCAGCCAGGACCACCAGGCTTTCCTGGCGCTCTTCGCTCAGATCAGACAGCGACCCCTGTTCGATCTCGTATCGCAGCCGGGCGGCTTCCGACACTTCGCCGTACAAGGCGACCTGGCGTTCCATGCTTTCGCGCGAGGCGGCGTAGAGCTCATCGAGGCGCTGCGCTTCATCGGCCTCACCGCTGCCGGGTAGTCCGAGAATTGGGGCCGGGTTGACACGATCCCCGGAAACCCCAGCTGCGAGCCTTTCAATGCGCTCCTTCGCTTGCCGGTACCGTTCGACCATATCGTTTTCCCACTGATCCTGATCCGCGCCTCCTGGATCACCGAAAAGGGATTCGATGATGGAAGGGCCAGGAGCTTGGCCAACCCCACTTGTATCAGTTGGATCAATCCCTTGCTCCCTCAATCGCTCAAGAGCCGCATCGGACCCCGAAGCCCATTCCCATCGGGTGATCTTGCCGCTCGTCATGGCCGCGAACCACTGCGCCGTCACCTTCGTGTCTTCCGCAAGCTTTGAGATCCCTGCGACGGCCGCCACGCCCATTCTGCCGCCCAGCAGTGCGCCGACAACACCAACCTCTTGAGCCCACGAGGGAAGTGATTGGTAACCAGCCCAGATGTCATCAAGCAGAGCCTTCAGCGGCACGCCAACTTTACGAAATTCCGCAGCCGCACCAATTCCACCGATAACGAAGTTATCGAACATACTCTCGACTTCGCCAGAGGTCTTCTGAATGTCGACGGTCAGATCAGTGAAATACTCACTGAGCGCCAACAGCGGGCCGGACAGCTGGACGGTGATATCCTGCATGAAGCCTTGCTGTGTCAGCCTGATCCGACTCAAGGCATCATTGGCCAGCTGGACCTTTGCCGCGTCGATCTCGCTCAGATCCAGCCCGTAGCGCTTCACTTCCTCGCGGGCAGCGCGGATCGCGTCGCCTCCATTTCTGAACAGCTCAATGGCGTTGTGCTGCTCGAAACCGAGTTGCTGCAGGTGTCGGGCAGACTCCTGAGCGGACCCGCCGTACTCCTGAATCCGGTCGGCGATGACGGCCAGCTTTTCATCGACGTCCATTTCGGCCAGCTCGTCCAGGTCCAGATTCAGGCGCTCGACCGTCTTCGCTGCCTCCCCGGTTCCCATTTCCACGGCGCCCAGGCGACGGTTCAGCCTGTTCATCGAGTCGTCCATCTTCTCGATGCCGGCGTCACTGGCCGCCAGGTTGACGGCCTGCATGCCGGTGTACGTGCCGTTGAGGGACCGCGCCAGCTTGTCCTGGGAGTCGATCATCTGTCGGGTGTCGTTGACCATCCGCGTGGTCAGCGCCGCACCAGCAGTGACTACAGCGGCGGCCACCACCGCGAGATTGCGCACACGATCGGACACCGCATCGATGTTGCGCCGGATGCTGCGCATGCGCTCCTTCGTGACCCGGTCGGCACGGCTCATGCCCTGCTCGAAGCCGCCCATGCGGGCGATCAGGTCAACTGTCAGCGTACCGAGTGATCGGGACATTATCCCCAGTTCTCCATGGCTTGTTCGAGTGAGATCGATTGATCGTCGTCGTGGTGGTAGGGCATGAAGTCGGTCATCTCCTGATCACCGCCCAGGGCCCGATTGATCTGCATGGCCAGCAGGGCGAAGCCCCACTCCAGTTTCCGCGTCGTGCTCAGCGGCCCGCGCCGCTCCCGATAGGATGCCCAGGCGGCCGCCTCGTCCATCGTCATCGAGGCCTTTGCCTCAGCGATCGTGCGACCGCCAACCCCGTTCAGGACGAGCTCGTGCCAGAACTCTTCTTCGGGGGTGAGGCTTTTTTTTTCGGTGGCGGATTGACCTCAGTGATAGCGGTAAGAAACGCTTTCGCCAGCCCGGGATCGAGGGAGAGGGACTGCTCGTACGTCAGCGATTCCTCTCCACTGTCGCCCAGCCGGATGGCTACAGAGATCAGCGCGGCGTTGATGCTGCGCTGCTGCGGGTCTTCGCTTTCCGCATCGTCTTCAGTCGGCAACTGATACAGGCCGGCCCGCTCGATCATGCGCTCCTGATCGCCGTAGTTGAGCCTGCGCACGGACACATCGAACAGCTTCTCTTCGAACTCGCCGTCTTCGCCGACGCGCTCCCATGCAATCGTCTTCTTTACCGGCTCATTGGCAACAACGCCGCCAATCCGGGTCAGCTCTTCAATATTCAACGCTCAGCGCTCCTGATTACGGGGTCTTCGGTGTCCAGATCATACCGCCACTGCGCTGCAGGGACAACTGAGTCTGCACCGTGGTGTTCAACTGGAAATCCAGCGGGAAGTCATCAACTGAGGCAATGAACTCGTTGAAGCTGCGGGTATCCGGGAACTCGAAACCATCTCCATTGGTATCCAGCGTAGGCGGAGCAGAGCCATCCGACCAGCCGCATGCAAACTTCAGTTTCGGGCTGTCGCCTTGCTCTGAAAGCTCGTGCAGTCGAATGTGGGAGGGCTCTGTCGGATCGGCCATGATGGTCATGGAGCCGCTGCCCGGGTTCTTCAGGCCCTTCATGTACGACCTGGTATCGGTTTCTTCCAGATCCGTGGTTTCGACGTTCTCCGGTGGCGCACTGCCGGGGTTGAAAGCGGTCGCACCTTTGATGCGAACGATCTCTTCGCCGACGGCTGCCTCCGGGTCAATGAAATAGATGTGCGTGCCTTTGGTAAGCCTGGGCATGGTAGTTCTCCTGATTCTGCGCTCAGTGCGCGGTTACGTTCTTCGGTAAAGCCACTCGATATCGAAGCTGAAAGAATGATCGCGGGTCACTTTGTCACGTCCCTCCCCGCGCCACGACACCACGTATGCGTGGGGTTCAATGGCATCCCTGATGGCCTGGGCGCCGTCCCGGACTTCGGATATGCGGGCGCCGTACACGTCGATCTGCACGCCCCATGAGTCCACCCCAGGGCTGTCCCCAAGCTCGTTCTCCGGGGTTCCGTATATGGTGCTGAACACGGCATACGGTCGATCCACTTCCGGCGGCGCCTCATTGGCGTACACCCGCGCCGCGTCATCGCCGAATATCTGCTCGACCGCACTGCTCGCGGCAAGAACCTGCATCAGTGGTGGCAGCATCGTTACAGCGCCTCCAGCTCATCCAGGGAGCGATTCACTTCAGTGGCCAGCGTGCGCATGACCTGATCAGCCTTGCCGGCCGCTGCAGGGCGAAGGAACGGATGCGGGCTGCTGTGCTGGGTGCCGAACTCCACCAGCCGCCAGTACCAGGTATCCCCGCCCGGATTGCTGCTGGAACCTGGACCACTGCCGGTCTGACTGCGAGATCCGCCACGTACCCCAACGCGCATTACGACACCGCCCATGCGCCGCCCCGCTCGGCTGCTCTCCTGCGTGGCGATGTTCTTCCAGATCTTCGTGCTGGTACCTGGATCATCCAGCCCTTTCGCGTTCGCCTTGGCGGCGTCACGAATGACGTTGGCAGCGCGGCGGGTTGCCCGGCGCAGTCCCTTCTTCTGCAGCCGCTTCGGCAATCGGCTCATGCGGTCCACAACCTGCTGCAGGCCGTGCACCTGTACCTGCAGTCCGTCAGCCATCACAATCCCCCTACGATCCGCTGCCCGGACCGTCCGTGCACTGTGTGCGCCACTCACGGCGCCCGGTGCGGTCGGTCTCGATGCTGGTGATGTCGTATACCCTGCCGTCCCATAGGATGCGCATCTGCTGCGTCAGGCCCGGGAACCAGGGCATGTTGATCCGCGCCGTGGTCTGCGCCTGTTTCCCCCCGGCGGCGATTTCCTCCCGGCCAGGCCCGGTGAGAACTTCGGCAGCCACGTCCGTCAGATCGGAATCCGAATCCAGCGACACGGTCTGCCAGGTCTGGTCCAGGTACTCACCAGTCACCGGATCTTTGCCCCCGACCGGCTCCTGAATGGTCACCCTGTGCCGGTACTTGCCCGACCTCATATACCCATTCCTCTGCGGCGAAAGTGCATCAGAGATTCAGCAGCCGGGTTATTGGCGACGCTGACGCCGACAACGGTCGCCTCCCGGTTGTTGTAGTAGTCGCCGACCAGCAGCAGGATGGCGCGTTTCACGTCCGCCGGAACCGGCCCCTCGGCCTCGCCGTCAATCCACGGCTCCAGGGTGCGGCCCATATACTGCTCTGCATGGGATTCGGCTGCATCGATGCAGGACTGAATGTAGTCGTCCTGGCTCGTGCCGATGGCGTTGACGTGATCCCGGGCCGTTTCGATGCTGATGACGCTCACAATGCCGCTCCGAGTTTCGCTATTCGATTGTTGGTCACTTTTTCCGCTTTGCCCCAGCCTTCGACACATTCTCGCTGCTGGCGTCGCCTGCAACGTCTGGAACATCGCGCGTTACTTTGGTCTGGTAGACCTCTACGAACCGTTGCACGCCGCCAAGCTGGGCCTTGGTGGCTTCAAATTCGGTGCCTTTCTCTACACGCCCGAGCTGGTCGTGCAGAAATGTCTTCAGTGCTTTGCATTTCATAGTGCCTCCGAAGGAAAGCGGGGCCGAAGCCCCGCCTTACTCTTACGCCGCGGTGATGGCGCCGTACATGATTCCGGACGGGCGATCCACCGCCAGGCCAAGACGCTCTTCAGCCCTGATCGTAACCAGGTTCTTGGTGAAGTCGTCGTTGACGTAACCCATCTCTACCACCGCTCCCTGGCGCTGGTAGATGGTGGCGCTCGATTGCATCGACCCGATCAGGAACTGACCGGCAGCCATGTTGTTGGACATGACAACCTGCACGCCGAATGGCGATCTGCCACCAGCAGTGCCGGGGGCCCCGTACAGATAGGCACCACTGCCCGCGCCTTCACGAGCCAACTCCATCTCCCCCCAGTCTGCCGGGTTCACAATCACAGTGTCAGGCATGTTTCCAGTGGCCCAAAGCGCATACTTCGCCTTGCTGATCGACTCAACGAGGTTCGCACCAGACGCTGGCGTAAAGGCAGTGAAGTTACCCGCGTCGGACAGTCCGGACAGGTTCGGCGCGGTGCCGTTACCGTTGAGCAACTGGGCATCGATACGCTGAGCAAGACCGTCACGCAGGCGGCTGTCGATGTACTGGGCAACAGCCGGGGCGTCAGTCAACAACTGGTTCGATACTTTGATCCAGTGCGCCACCGTCTCGATATTCACGTTGTACTGCTCGAACGTGACGTCAGATTCCGGCTTAGCGGCCGCCTGCCCCACTTCCGCCGCGCTGTTCGTCCATGATGCCTCGCGCAGGCTGTTCACCGCGTTGGACGCTACGTTGATCGTCGGAATCAGGTCGCGGATGGTGAGCGGCTTGAAATCACCGGGGATCACACCAGGACGCTGGTCAGGGAACGTGCTGTTACCGTCAGCAACAACGGTGTTCTTCACCGAAAATCTGGCGCGCTCTGCATCACCTGAACTGAGCTTGTGAAACGCATCGGACTTGATGAACTCATTACCCGCGCTTGCGCTTGAAGAGCCACCAGAGGCCGGGGTTTGCTTCTGAGCGATATCAGCAATTTCGTCGCTCATTTCCTTCACCTTCCCAGACAGCTCATCAATCCTGCCTGTAAGCTCAGTGGAGGCCTTTCCGTGCTTTTCCAGCTCGCTGTTGTAATCTTCCATGGCGGTGTTCAGTTGACCGCTCAGGTCGCTCAACCCCTTTTCAAGGGCCTCTTTAATTTCAGTACTCATGGTCGTTCACCTTTCGATTGCGGTAATTGGAATTGCTGGAATACGCCCGCAATCTCTGCGGAGCTGTCTTTTAATTCAGAATCGCTCTGAATCAAGGACTTCATGCGCGACACCAGCGTTTGCGCTTCAGTCCTACTTAGCCCTGCAGCATCACGCAGCAGGCGCTCAATTTCCTTCAGGGAGCGGGACTCCTCAATGGCCGACTTCACGTCACCAACTTGGGCCGATAGATCGGCGGGTGACTCGACAACACTGATCTCGATCAACGAGATTTCGTGCAGGTCCACGCCTCCAGTATCGTTCTCCACCTCTTTCACAGGCCGGTAGCCAATGGACAGGCCAGTTACCGCTCCGTGTTTCAGTAGCGCGTAGGCGTCATCTGCGACGGAGTGACCCTTGGTCAGTTCACCCTCGACAAAAAGTCCG